TTATACTTCCTGCGGCATGATTTTGTGGGCGCCTGGAATATCAAAGGATCAAGTTCACTATTACACTGACCACTACCGGTACTACACGCTATCTGGAAACAATCTTTCCTGGTATGCTGATGGGCCCAACGCGAACTATCAGCTTAACGCCAATAGGACGTATAGGTGGGTTGCATTTGGGTGAAAGCGGCTACAACAAAAATTGTGTATAAATCAAAGGGAAGTTTTGAAATCGGGAGTGATCTTATGCAATATATCCAGCCAATCCCAAACCCATCCGGGGCGTATCCAGCTCCGCAGAGTACTCCTTTCCCCGACGGTCTCCCTTTGGCCGATAGTCAGGCAGAGACGCTGGTGCAGTACAATGGGTTTGTCACCATTACCCAAGAGCCGGACGAGGACATTGCGGACAGTTCCGTGACAGTTACACCGGATGTTGAGGCCTGGGAGGCCTGGAAAGCCAGCCAGCCGCCGGAACCTGAGCCGGAACCGGAGCCGGAGTATGTGACATACAGCGAGCTGGCGGCGGCCATCCGGGAAGGAGTGAACAGCGTATCATGAACGACAAAGAGTTTGTCCTGGACGCCATGCAGCGGGCGGGGCTCATCCAGGCCCAGGCGCTCCAGGAGCGGTCCCCGGACATGACCGGCACGGAGCTGTATGCCGCTGAGGACTACATCCCGGACTTCAAGGCAGCCGTGGCGGCCCAAAATATGCTGGACCGCAAGGCCGGGCAGACGGACGGCTTTGTCTGCCGCTCCTCTGCCGGCCGGGTGGTGCGGCTGATCCAGAACTATGACAGCACGGTCTACACCCAGGAGCCGGAGGAGCTGCCCGCACAGTGGGGCTTTGTATGGTCCACAGACCCGGCCAAGGCCCTGCCGTTTATCGCCGTCTCCACTTCGCCGTATATGACCGGGGACTGCTGCACGTATGAGGGCCATATCTGGCGGTCCGGGCAGGACTTCAATGTGTGGGAACCCGGAAGCGTGGGCGTGAAGTGGGAGGACCTGGGGGAGGTGTCCAATGGCTGACGAGAAGTGCGTTAGAGACCCCCGGCATGACTGCTTTGGCCTGGAAGCGGCGGCCCGTCTGGAGGGGCGCATCAAGGCCCTGGAGGACTGGCAGCAGGACTCCAAGAAGTTCCATAACTCGTTCTATGACTGGCAGCGGGAGCAGATTGCCCGAGACGCCAAGCTGGACGAGCAGCTTTCCAACATGGACAAAAACATCGAAAAGCTGCTGGCAAAGCAGGAGGAACAGACGGCAAAACCGGGACGCCGCTGGGAGGCCATCGTGGACAAGTCCGTGTGGGCGGTTCTGGCGGCTGTGATTGCGTTTATTTTGGCCCGCATTGGGCTGTAATTTGAAAGGAGCTTACTTATGACTACCAACGAAATTCTGAACAAGTACACCACTGGCGAAATGACCCTGCCTGAGGCGAATGAGGCGCTGAGGGAGGCGGAGGCGGGCTTTACCCTGGACCCCAACCGCAACGTCATCACCCAAGAGGAGTTCGTGGCGACCACCGCGGGGGAGACCCCCGACACCGTCAACGGCTATGGCCTGATGGACCACGGCGTAGGCTGCCTGGAGAAGGTTCATGTGGTGAACGGCAAGACCGTGGATGTGAACATGGGCGCCGAGACCGCCTACGTGTACATCGCAGGGAAGAAGTACGAACTGAAGGGCGACACCCTGGTGGAACCGGAGGGCTGAGTATGGACATTTCTTCTCTCGGAATTACAGGCGTGGCGGCTATCACCATCATCTGCCTGCTGATTGGGCAGGGCGTGAAAGCGTCCTCTCTGGACAGCAAGTTCATCCCCATCATTTGCGGTGTCTGCGGTGCTGTGCTGGGTGTGGTAGGTATGTTCCTCATGCCTGACTTCCCGGCCACGGACTACATCACCGCGGCGGCTGTGGGCATTGTGAGCGGCCTGGCTGCTACCGGAGCCAACCAGGTAATCAAGCAGCTGGGAAGTGACAGTAAATGAGCTACACGATAAAGGAGCAGCTGGCGAACTCCGGGAACTATGGCGGTTCCCGGAACGCCAGCCAAATCCGGTATCTAGTGTACCACTACACTGGAAATGACGGGGACAGGGCGGCAAACAACGCAAAGTATTTTCAGAACAACATCGTCAAGGCCAGCGCCCACTACTTTGTCGATGATACTACAGTCTGGCGGTCTGTGCCTGATCTAAAAGTGGCATGGTCCGTTGGCGGCAGCAAGTACGCCAACGCCGATAAGACTGGCGGCGGCACCATGTACGGCGTTATCAGCAACACCAACAGCCTTTCCATTGAGATGTGCGACACCATCCGGAACGGTGTCTATCAGGCCAGCGAGGCCACGCTTTCCAACGCTGCCGCTCTGGGCCGGGCACTGATGGAAAAGTACGGCATCCCCATTGAGAACGTGTACCGTCACTTTGATGTGACTGGGAAACATTGCCCGTCGTACTTGGTGAACGCCCAGAAGTGGGCAGAGTTCAAGAAGAGACTGGAGGTCAAGATCATGGACAATACACCGTCTCCCGCCCACAAGGAGGGCGTGGAATGGGCCATTGCAAACGGCATCCTGACGGGCAACAGCGAGGAGGACCTAATGCTCTCCCAGCCCGTTACCCGGCAGCAGATGTGTACGATGCTGTATCGGTTTTGGAAGCTGATCGAAAGGACGTGAAACTGTGGCAACTGCCCGTGTCAGATTACCGGATAGCCTGGATGGCCTTATGCGCTCCGAGATGGAGACGGCCATCCGGGAGGCCAATCTTGGGAACGACGACACGGACATTGCCAGGCGCTATCTGATCGACCAGGTCCCGCAAATCGACATTGCAGCGGAGTTCGGCTGGGAGCGGTCTACCATCTCTCACCGAGTCAAACGGATTCTCAACAAAGTTGAAAGCACAGCTCAAAAACTACATTTCACATAACTTCACCGAAACCCCGCTTGGGCACCACCCAGGCGGGGCCTTTTTTTGCGAAAATATCATCAGGAGGACGTAAGGAACAAGGGCTGGTACACGTCGCCGCCCTCCTTGCGGCCTCCTGATTTCACTGATAAGGACGTGTTTGATTTGATTTTGAATGGTGCTGAATTGGTGGCCCGGCTGGTAGCCTGCGGCTTCACGGAGTCCACAGCAAGAGACACCTGCGAGAAGTATGCGGCGGAGGGAGACTTCTCCGGATTGGAACGGTTTATCCGACAGAATGAGCTTTTGTATGACGACCG